TGATGATCGACGAAAAAAACGAAGAGACTTTGAGCGACGCTTCGAAGTCACCCTTGACCGCCTTGCGCCAATACTGACACATTTCGATTGCCGACTGGTTGTCTGCCGTGAGTACGATGCTGAGGCCATTGTCCATGTTCCTTTCGATTTCTTCTGCCCGGTCGTTGATTGATTCTATTTGCTCGTACGGAACAATCTCGTAGATCCATTCATCACCGCTCATCACGGGCTCCGTTTTGAACGTGTATGTATTTGCTTGGAATCCCATTCTGGGAAATACCTTGACCGACCTGAACGATGCGGTACTTGGTCGCAAGTAGCGCAGCAACTTCTTCAGGAGAGACAGCAACGTCAAACCCCACGGTTATTTGCCAAGTTTTCAACGAGATCATCTCCAAGTTCGAGTGCGAATGTGCCGTCATCCAGCATCAGGGCTACAACACAATAGCCGACGATATCAATCAATGCATCCTCGTATGGTTCCGCTGTCGCAACTTTTTCACGAAGATTCTTGAGACGTTCCACCTTGTCGCTGAGGCGAACAAGGATTCCGAACTGACCGAACTTGTTGATGTTGCCGTGACCGTAATCGTTTTGCTTGCGGCACAGTAGGTCGGTCATCTCGTTGGCGTCCCATTTGCGGTGGAACCGCAGTTCGTTGATGGCCATGGTGGCGATACCAGTCCAGAATATTGGGCTGAGTGGTTCGTGTGGGGCGGCGAGTGCGCCGCTGTCTCGCATCTTCGACAACACGTCAAGGTTGATTGGCTTGGCGTTTTTTGCCATTGAGTCCAAGTGGTCAACCCATTGTGATGCCGCTTCGTCCCATGTGCTTGCCACGTTTATTCTCCTTCTGATTGTTGGGTGCATTGAGAGTAGATACTTTAGCCGTTCATAGGCGGCGTTCTTGAGCCTCCAAGCGTGTGGCTTGGAGACTCCGAGACGCTGACCAAGTTCTTCGTACGAGATCATTTCGCTGTTCACCGAGTCGACGATGTAGCGATCTTGATCGGACAGTTGTTCGATGCATTGCGCTACCGCTTCCCGGATGGGCTGCAGTTCCTGTACGGATTCAACGGTGTCCTCACCGATGCCGGCCATCATCAACGCCTCTATCGGCGTTTCTGGCCTTCTTGTCCCACGCATTGTTTCTACGTAGGCAGGACTGAGTGAGGTGTCTTTATTGCCCATTGGTTAGTTTTACGTACTCGCAGTCTGCGATCGGTATCTCCATGAATGCTTCATGCGACGTGTACTTGGTGTCCTTGTACACCGCTTTCTTGGCTGCCGCCTCGAGGGCGTCGCCAGAAACGATGAGCATGCAATCCTTCTCGTGGTTGAGAGTCGTGAAGAACACGTTCTCTGCAACGTCCAAGAATTTCACCTTGCGCCACGAGTAGTGAAGCGTGTCATACGGGAATGTTGGGCCCTTCCAGTTGTGCTTGACTTCGACCTCGATGCCAACGAGTCCTGCGGGCACGGACACAACGTCGATGCCGTATCGTTCTTCGTTGACTTCTGCTTTGAAGCCCATGTCGTTGAGCCAGTCGACAACGATGTGCTTTGCCTTGTCGTCGTTGTCGTACAGGTGTCTGCTGAACGGTTTTTTACTGGGCTTCATGTTTCCGCCATTTCATTATGTTGATTACATAAACGGTACCATAGATTGCTGCTGCAACGATGAAGCCGTACTGTTTTGTGTTGACGGCATAGATGACCCACAGCCATTCGTTCAGGATGAGAACCATCCATCCCCATGACCTTTGTCGCCCTACGGTCAGGAGCCCGAATGCTCCGACCGTCATAAGTACCCATGACCACCATTGGGGAATCATGCTTTCTCCAGATAAAGAACAACGATCTGCTTGTCGTCGCTGTAGGCGACGCCATTCAGCGCATCGAGCAGAGACTTGGCGTAGTTGTCCACGTCTCCGGTAAGCCGGGACACGGGCTGTGCAACCTTCTTGTTGAGGCCAAGCCGTTCGATCAGCATCTCGGTTCCCTCTTTGGTGAACCGCAGGCTCATCTTGAGCATGCCGTCCTCAAAGAACGGGCCCTTGTACAGATCGGCAATTTCTTTCTCGTATCGCTTGGTGTCCTTTGGGGTGTATGCGTAACCGCTTCGGGTCATGCGTGGCCTCCCCTTCGCCTTTGGGCGAACGGGGAAGAACTGTGTGTACTGAAACTTCTTCATTGTGGGTCCTCGTAGATGTCTTGAATGATTTTGGTGAGTTGTTCGTCGCAGTCTGGACGTTGGTTGAACTTACCCCAACGCCTGTCTGCGTCCTTGAGTATGGCGAACGCATACTGGATGGGTGTCCCCTGTTCGTGCATGCGGTGCACCATCTTGCACAGCGTGTTGCTGCGGTCACGGCCTTCGAGTGGGCCGTGCTTCCAGATGTTGACCACATACCCGTCTACGTATGCGAGGGCTTCTCTGACGTTGGCTGACACGATGATCGGGTCGATCACCGCTCGTCGACGTGGGTTGTGCATGTCGGCGAGTGGCTTGAGTTGGTGGACGGACACAAGGTGTTCTTCCACTTCTCCGATGAAGTCGTCAAACTCCATTGGCGAATCCGATGGGGTGAGCATGTAGCGGTTCTCGGGCATCTCGTTCATGCCGTTGGGGTACGGCAGTCTCACGTAGTTGCCCAAGCCGGTGGCTTGCTCTTGCTTCGGGTTCACCTCTTTTGCCGGGTAGTCGATGGCTTCGTGTGCAGCCAGTAGTGCTCGTCTCATGATCGGTGCCGGTATCCATGAGTCTGCGAATACCCACACGTGGTAGCCACGGCGAGTTTTCTCAACGTATGAATGTACGCCCTTGACCATAAGTGCAGTCTGCAGGTTCCGTGCAGCGTCGAGGTCGTCGGTGTCGATGTCCGAGCAACCCCACTTGACCATTGCGTCATCCCGTAATGGGTAGATGCCGATCAGTTCTTTGCCATACAGATGTTCTGCATACGTGGTGTAGTTGACTGGCTTCGGCACCGAGAACCCTTCCCATGCGCCGTACGCATCTCTGCGTCCATCAAAGATGGACATGAAGATTTCGATTGCATCAGTCATGACCAACCCCGGGCATGCGGTACTGCTCTGGCAGTTCGCCATTCAGGTCACGGAGACGTCCGGTTGCGATGTCCAACTCGAAGTCGATGTCGTCGACGAGTTGTCCTGCAGGTCGCTTGTTCTTGAGGAGGCTCAGGGTCACGGTGTATTCGTGAATCTTGAGGTCGTGCCTAAGGAAGTCGAGCCGCTCTTGTGAGCGTTCGCTGTGCGAGCGGTCAAGTTTCTCGATCAGTTCGTTCATCTCCGACATGATCTGATACTTCTTGCGTCGCACACCGATGATCGACGTGGCCTGCTGTTCTCCACCGTACGAGCCGGACGACATGGTGAGTTTCGCCCCGTCCGCACCTGCGGTGCGTGACGTCTGGTGTAGCACCAGCATCGGGATGTCGTGCCGTCTGCCGAACGACTTCAGGAACGTCGCTTTGTCTGGCACAGTTTCGCCAGCCTCTACGAGATCGAGATAGTCGACGACGACCAGTTCGGGAACTTGTCCCCACACGTCACACACCTCGTTGTAGGCACGTTCCATGTCAGAGGCGGTCAACGGCTGGTCGAACACAGCGAGGTTCGGGAAATGTTCCTCGGCTGTGGACTTCAGCAGGTTGATTGCTTCTTGGTCGTCTGAGGCGACACGGGACTCCAGTTCACGTGCATCGATGTTGTGGTGGATGCAGGTCAACTTGGTGAGCACCAGTTGTCGTGGCTCGTCTGGAATGAATAGGGCAATGTGCTTGTCATGATTGTGGCGCAACGCATGTAGCAGGGCGAGGGTCTTACCACCGTGTGCGAACCCGAGCATCATTGCCATTTCGCCCGGAGCGATGCCACGCATCTCTTGGTCGATTCGGTCGATGCCTAGGTACACACGTTCTTGTGGGGACTGAGCCCAGCGCACGAATGAGTCTGCGGCTTCTGATAGCGGGGAATACATCCGATAATCGGAAGATGGGGCGGCTATTGGCCGCCCCACCATTTCCCAGCCAGAAGCAATTTGTTCTGGCGACAGTCTCATTACTTACTCCGTGGCGGCCAGTAAGCCTTCTCGGCGTTCACAGCCTTGAAGTGCGGACGCTTCGGATTCTGCGTCAGTCCATCACGGTTGTCGTACACCCGGTCAATGCCGTCACGCTTGCAAGCCTTGATCAGCCATTCGGGGATCGGGCCGTGCTGTTGACCGACGATGGTGACACCGGTGAACGGGGTTGCGGACTCAACTTCGGTTGCGTTGAACGCTTCCTTGACCATCGACACGACGTTGTTCGTCTGTGCTGCCGACTCGGCTGCGGTCAACTTACCGCCGTAGATAGTGTCCATCATGATGTCGTTGATGGAGGAGAACAGCGTTGCAAACTCGCCGATCTTCTCGTCAACTCCCTGATCCTTATTGCAAAGGTCTGCCGCAATCTTTGCGGAAACCTGTGTGATGATTGCCTTGTCCTTATCCATGTTTACGCCTCCTGAGCGTTGTAGTTGTCTCCGATGATGGAGCCTTTGCACTTCGACCAGACTGGACACCACCGCTGTGAGCAGAGGTGATGCTGGTCGTTCATAACCCTAGGAACACTTTCTCCTAGGTTTGTTGCCAACAGGAAACTGTTGACGACGCTGATTGCCTGCTGAGTGATCCACTCGGCGTGGCGTTCCGTTCGGGTCACGTTCACAATCTGACCAGTAGAACTGGCATTGCGAATCAGGACGCCGAAGTTGAAGTTCACCGTGTAATCAACCTTGCCCAATGCTGTCAGGGCTGCTGCGTACACAGAGGACTGAATGTTCTGGTTCTGCTTTTCTGCCTCGTAATACTTACGGGCAGCAGTTTTCCAGTCCCAGATTCCCTTGGGGTGAACGTAGTCTGCTGTTCCTTCGAACCACAGTTCGTATTCGAACAACTTGTTGTGAACACGGGTGATGGGGACACAGAACTTGAACTCTGTTTCTCCACCGTCCGGAACGTGGGGCATGATGTCCGTTACCCAAGCAACAGCCATCGAGTTGATGTGCTTACTCCAGTTCTTCGGATCGGTGTTGGTGACGGTGACGCACTTGCCTTCCGCCTCCAACTCTTTCTCCTTGTTGCGGAACCATTCGACGGAATACTCGCCGATGTCCGACGGGAAGATTTCCCCGTTCAGAACTTGCTCGATGCCTGCATGCACAGCAGTACCCATGAGGGCGCTGTCGTTCTCACGACGATCCTCCGGGTGCAACTCGATGAGGTGCGCTCTCTGCTGGCACATCAACGCATCGTTCAACCATGACTGGCGTACGTAGATGCGCTGGTCGTTTCCATCCGTCTCGTACCTCACTTGTTCCTCTTTTCTTTTTGTGATTGTGTTGGGAGGCTCCCCGTCCCGTAGGACGGGTGAGCCGACTTGTCGGCCCCCCCCTTTCCCCCCCCACGATAGCAGGGGTGGTTTGATCGATCAACGCTTTGTTTCATATTGCTCCATTCTCCAATGGCCTAAGCCACCATTTTCCAGTAGATACTTCGCAACACGCAGGTTGCAGTCTAGTTTCATGAGTCCTTGCATCCTGTTCCTAGTTGCCCATGACCCACAGATGTTCTCTGTGACTGTGCGCCACGTAGAGTTGATCTGCAGTAGCCCCGAGTCGTATGACCCGTCGCTGTTCAGGGCGTACACCATGTTGCCATGTCTGTCCCATCGGGCGTTCCGTGCTTTGACCCGACATCGTGACTCACGCCAAGCGATGTACGAAAACACACGAACCGGCTGTAACCCATATTCCATAAGGGTTTCCTCAAGTTCGGGGCATCGTTTCGTGTCGTCTTTCAGCACCCCGAAATGGGGAGAGGGGGCCGTAAGGCCCCCCCAAGAAATAGCAACAGATAGAAGAATGCTGGTTATCAAGATTTACCTCCTAGAGCGGCGGACAGGACATCTTCCATCTCAGACTTAGCCGAGATGAGAAGTTCTAACTCCTCTTGCACAGAGTTGCTTCTGCGGTTATCGCCGAGACGCATTGACTTCTTAGCCAATTGATCTACGCCGATAGCAAGAGACTTTACTACTGCTCTAAGTTCGCTTAGAGACAGTAACACCTCTACGTTTGGTTCATTGTTTGACATTATGCACTCTCTTTCTCTGTGAGATGGAAACTTATTTCACTATCAACTGATTCTTTCAAATGTTTTATCACACTATCCGTCCATTCGTGATACTTATCGATTCCGTCCTCTGTTCCGAGATCAAACTCCGGAAACTCGGAGAAACTTTTCTCGTAGAACGAAAGAACAATGCCGTTCTTTATCACCTCGTATCCGTAGAAGTGCCACATCTCTTCCGTGTGGTACATCCCGAACACGAGGTTGGGGAACAGTTTGGATAGATGCTCGATCAACAGCACGGGCGGAGCCCACGCTGCTTGGAACCTGATCTCACATGTTTCTGCTGTGAGTGTCAACTCAACGTCACGTGCGCCCCACTTCGATCCCCAGTTGGTGATGCACCAATTGTAAGTGTCTCTCACCCCGTGAGGGATGGGGTACATGTGATTCAGGCTTGGCCTGCCGTGCTCGTCGACACACGACGCAACGAACCTGATGAGTTCGTTAGTCGGGCCGGCAACATTCATCTTTGTGTAAGCCCAGTTAGGCATTGTTGTTCTCCTTTTTCTTGTGTCTGTCTTGTGTTCGCCCAATACGCAGGGTTATCCCCCCGTATGTACCCGATGACCGTGTTTGCATCCCATAGTCGAGACACTCGGCGGTCACAGGGCAACGTGAGCAGATTTGCTTTGCTAGTTTCACCTCATGCTTACGTTCGGCGGACATCCCATGATCTGGATGCCACCATGCAGACGGCATGCCCTTGCATGACGCCTGCTCCATCCATGTGATGTCACCTATGTACGGTGTAAAGATGTCATACATCTCCGTTGGCCATGATCCTTTCTGCAATCAACTTGAGTGACTGCTCGGTTGCAATGTTGGCAGCGTTAGTGATCTGCTTTTTCACGCTAACGTCGATCGTCGACACACCGTCCGGTGAGTCGTAGAAGTCGATTAGCGCACGACGCAAAGCGTTACGCATACCTTCGTTTCTCGCCAGATGATTGATAAACCTGTCGCTATCGAAGATTGACTGTACGTCCTCGTTCTCAAGGATTTCTTTTGCAATCGAGGACATTGGTACTGCCGACCCTATTTCGAGTGCGACTGCTCTCCAGTTGATCGACTCCATGACCCAATCACGAACCTTGCGGATGTACAGGGGTGAGTTGATGTGTTGAGAAACGATCTCTTCCAGATTGTCGTTTAGGTAATCACGAACCTCTGTGTAGATCATTAGTTGGATGCGTGTTTTTGTTGACATTGGTTTTCTCCTTTGTGTTTATGTTTGTGTTATTTATTTGTGATGGGTGATCGGTTGTGGGTAGTTACCTCCCAGTTCCAAGCATCAACATCTACCTGACGGTGAAGGTCGTCCCAACAGTTGCAGTTGTAACGGGCACAGAACAGGCAGGCTGAGCAAATGTCGCAGTCCGTGTTGATGGTGTCTGCGAGCACATTGTACCGGCTGTCACACGCATAACACTCGATCAGGTCTGTGGTTTGATCGATGTGTGTCGTGAACAAACTCATCTGCTCTTCGATGTGTTCCAACCCGATGTACGCCTCGTCGTCGTAGTCGTCGCTGGCGATGGCAACGGGCTCGTCCCAACCGCCGTCGACAGCAGACCACTCGTAACCGGAACCGTACCAACCCATGCCGTAGTCACGTGGCGTGTAGATGTACGAACGCTGCTCGTAAGAGTGATTCGACCACCACATGTCCTTGTCCCAATGACCGTCACGCTCGTTGAGAATGTACCAGTCACTCTGTGCATCGGGATTCGTGGTCAAGAACACCAACTTGGAGCCCTTAGCCCACTCTTCCAACTTGACGAAATAGTCCTCGTCATCGAGAGCAGTAATGCCACCGATGTTGGGCATGTAGTCCTCCGCAAACACCTTGGTGTCCGAACGCTTGTCGCCCTTGCGGATATCGACAGGCAGGATGCCGTTGTGTGCCATGACCGATGACTGATCGCCACCGAGCAGGAACGGATGACAGTTGTCAAGCGTCTCTGAGCCGTGCGTAGCCCACCGGAAGTGGAACGTGGCAGGGCCTTGATGCTTGGCACGAAGATCGGTGAACTCGTTAGCGAGTTTCTCGAAGTTCATGCTGTGACGACGGATGATGGTTCTGCCAGAGTGAATGGCGAAACCGAAACCGTCTGGATTGGCACGTGCAGCAACACGGAAACGCTCCATGTCTGGGCTGACGTAATCAGGGATGAATGTAAGTAAACACATAGTTGTGTCCTTTCTTTTTGTTTGTTTGTGTGTAGAAGTGATACGTGAGTATCAGATGAGATCCTCGGCGCAACGAGCGTCGATGCGGTTACTGAGGATCTGGTACTTGTCGCCCTGAGTGTCAAGCCATGAACGGAACGACTTGAAACCAAGAGCGTTGTTCACAGCCATGTCACGCACGGTTAGTACGTTGGTGTATTGGTGAGCAGCGTCGCACAACTGCAGAGCAGCCTTGAGCGTGTCCGTGTTTAGAGACGGACGGAAGAAACGCAACTCGATGGTGTCACGATTACGGAGATTGACAGCCGTGTAACGCTCGTTATTGCGCTGCTCGTCCTTGACGAACTTGGCAATAGACGGACGACGCACGTCGTCGGTGCTCCAATCGTTGTACGCATTGAGCAACGTGTCCTTAGACCACGACGCATACGTAGACTCACGCCCAGCAAACCGCACCATCGGATAACGGTTCGTGTACAGGAAGTGAATGAACGATGTCATGTGCCGAACACCGGTGAAGGCACTACGGGACATATGGATATGCAACCCACACGAACGGGCGTTCCACGACGAGAAACCCATCTGCTTGAGTTGAGATATACCATCCCAACGGAAACGATCCATGAAGAAACCGAGCGTCCCCGGATGGGTAACGATCTCGAATCCGTCACTAAGTGAACCGTCCTCCTTGCAATACACGACGTTCATGCCACACATTGTTCTCACGGCACAAGCAGCATCATCGAGACTCTCACCGTGACGGGTGCGCTCGACCTCAACCTCCATGCCCATGTACAACGGCGTCACATGATCGCTACCGTCGATGTAACGCACATAGTACGAGTTGTTGCCGTCCTCATCGTGGAAACGAGGAGACGGCTTCTCGCCATAGTTGTCAATGTACGTGTACTCACGAGAGTTCTCATACTCCTCACGCTCACGATCATCAACATGACTGTGATGACACGACTCGCAACGCAAGTTGTCATCCCAATCGCTGAGGTACATGTCATCAGGATCAAACTCTTCCGGACAGTCGTAGCAAGATACGAAGTCATTATCGGTAGTCATTTCATTTCTCCTTTGTTTGTTTGTGTCTGTGTATTTATTGCATCCCCAAACTGATACGCAAATATCAGAGGGAAACCCTCATTGTAATCATCCCGTGAGATTGCCCACAAGACGTACCCGTTTGTGCTCGTGTCTGTGAACGCCATTAGAACGCCACAGAGAACAGTATGCGAACACAGAGCAAAACCATGACAGTCATCCAGACCATCAACAGTTTGTCTACGGTGTTGGCGTGGCGAGCATCCGTGAGCCAACGCAACACGGAATCCACGAAACGGTAATAGTATCTCATCTCTTTCTCCTTGTGTATCTGTAGATGTCGCACTACAGAGTCGAGCCCACCCGTCAAGGGGAAAACGGGTGGACTCTCACCATGTTGCGACTGATACTTGACTATCAGTTACAGGTACTTGGCAATCTCAAGCAACTGCGCCTTGGTGTAACGCTTGCCCAACTTCTCCGCCTCACGCTTAGCCGAAAACCGGACAGCCTTACCTGCATCACGTTGCCCAAGACCACGCAAGAACAAACGCAAATCGGTGATGTTGCGTACCGTGTATTTCTGATCGAAAGCGGCAAGCATCTTGTCGGCAGAGCCGTAATGCTTGATGCCCTTAGCAATGTCACCGCAATACTGGCGGATAGTGTTCTGACTATGCGTCGTAGACAGTTTCGCACTCTCTTTCGCATACTCAGAGACTGACTTCCACTTCATAGCCTCTTGCGATGCTTGCACCCAACCGTCGATTTCCAAGGCGTAGCCTTTCTCGATCTGTGCCTCATGCGACAGCCAGTTGCTCTTGCTCTTCCGTGACTCTGCCTTAGCAGTCGTCTTGTTCTGCACCATTGTTTCTCTCTCTTTCTATGTTTGTGTATTGGCAAGCGGATGCCTACCGTGAGACGCACAAACTGATACGCAAGTATCAACCTATGCGCCCGAACGCTAGAAACTCGCTAGTTTCTCTTCCATGTCTAGATGCTTATTCCACCAGTAATCTGCAGACTCATCATCACTAGCCATACAGTGCATCGTGACGTATGCAGACGAACGAGCCTGCAACGTCTCACGAATAACCTTGACGCTCTCATTCATAGCCTTGTCTCTCTTTCTGTCTCAAGCACCGTTGCTATCGGCGCACGTTGTGTTCACTAATAGGCGGGGCAGGTTTCTTGTCACAGCGTGTGGTGTTGTATTGGTGCGGTTTCGTGTCGTTCCGGCGCACACATCGAGGGGTGGGGGTGCGGGCCCCCTACCCCACCAACCAATAATGGATGGATCTCGTGCAGGGACAGAGCAATAATTTCCCAGAATAGGGGTGGGGGGTCATTTTTATGGATGCGGCCCTTATGCCACAAGGATTATATCAGTTTTTTGTGCCCGTGGGGGGTTTTTACCATTTGACCTTGTTGGCCCAATAGGCTGCGGACATGGTTCCTTTGGCGATGTTGGACGAGTGGCGGGCTTTGAAGGACTCTCTGCGCTTGCGGTAGGATTCGCTCTCGCCCTTCTTTTTCGGGCTTCCGGATACCCCCTGCTGGCCGAAGCGGATGGTCTTGACTTGGCTGCCAGACTTCGCTACGACAACGTGTGACTTGGTGGGGTGGTTGGGTGTGCGCTTGGGTTTGTTGTAGCCGGACACTCCTGCACGGGTAAGTCTGCTGTCCTTGCTTTTCCCTGCCATTGTTCTCTCCCTGTGTTCGTGCCCCAGCCGCCCCTGTGGGGCGGTCTGGGACTGGGGTTTTGCCCTCCCCCCCCTATAGTCCCCCCCTCCCGTTACATGACATTGTGCGCTTGTGAAAAAGTAACAAACTTGCCTTAGGGGTGATGAACAAGAATGAAGAACTCACGTTGACTCCGCAACAGCAGCAGTATCTGGACTGGCTGTGCACGGCCCCAAGTGAGCGTCAGCCTCCTAGCAAGCACAAGATGGCTGTACACCTCGGTGTCAACGAGACGACCCTGCGCCGCTGGGAGAAGAAGGAAGTTTTCCGTAATCAATGGAAAGCGGCGGTGGACGAAGTTCAAGGGTCGCCGGAGCGTACGGCAAGGCTGTTGGATACGTTGTACGCTAAGGCTTTGGATGGTGATGTGAAGTCTGCGCAGTTGTATTTGCAGGCTACGAACCGTATGGCTCCGCCTACGGTAACGGTTCAGTCTAATAAGAAGGCGGCTGAACTTTCTGATGATGAGTTGGATCAGTTGATTGCTGCTGTGGCTGATCGGGAGAAGTCTCAGCGGTCACAGTTGCGTGTGGTTGGATGAGTACGATTGAGTGCCCGAATTGCGGTTGCGAGTATCCGCCGGTTGCGACTCGGTGGCTTTGCCCCGAGTGCGGCAACAAGGACTCGTGCTGTGAGGGGGAACCTCGCAAGATGAAGGATTTGGAGGACTAGTGGCGGTACCTACGACACAGAACCTGACGATTACCCGTGGTGATACCGAGAGTTTGGTTATCAACATGGATGATGGTACGGGTGCTATCAACATTACGGGGCGTACGTACCGTTCACAGATTCGGCAAACGAAGGATTCGACGATTATTGCGGCTTCGTTTACTTGTGTGATTACGAATGCGGCTGCTGGTCAGGTGACTTGTACGCTTTCTGCCGCTTCGACAGCGCTGCTGTCTCCCGGCATTTACTATTGGGACTTTGAGGAAACCAACGGTGGGGCGGTGTCGACCATTCTGGCTGGTTCCGTGAACGTGTTGGCTGACGTTACCCGCTAATGGCTCAGTTAGAGATTAACGTCTCCCGTTCCGAGGAGAGTGTCGGTCAGGTTCGTACTGGCGTTATTACGCTTCTCAGTACGTCCTCGATTGGTCCTACGGGTGTTCAGGGGCCTGCTGGACCTATTGGGCCTCAGGGTGTTCAGGGTCCTGCGGCTACGATCGCTGTGGGAGCGGTTTCGACGGGGTTGCCGGGTTCTAGTGCTATTGTTTTCAACTCGGGTACCTCTCAAGCCGCTGTTTTGGATTTTTCTATTCCAGCAGGTCAAACGGGTGCTACTGGTGCAACTGGAGCCACTGGTGCTACTGGTGCAACTGGCCCACAGGGTCCACAAGGACCTCAAGGTGCTACTGGTCTAACTGGTGATACTGGCCCCATGGGTCCTCAAGGTCCTCAGGGCATTCAGGGTTTGACTGGACCTACTGGTGCGACCGGTGCAACTGGACCTACTGGTCCTCAGGGGCCTCAGGGTCCGCAGGGTTTGGCTGGTGACAAGTATCAGACGACGTCTTCGACATCGCTGACGATTCCTGCGATTGGGTCTACGGTGACTTTGACGGTTGCCGCTGGGTTGTCGTATTCGACGAACCAAACAATTCTGATTTCGTACAACATTGGCAATCACATCCACGCCGAAATCGACACGTACGACTCGGTTACGGGCGTTATTGTGGCTGTTGTCACCGATACGGATGGTTCTGGAACGTATTCGTCATGGACGGTAAACCTGTCAGGTGCTGTCGGTGCCGAAGGCCCGCAGGGGCCAATTGGTCTCACGGGACCGACTGGTCCTACGGGTGCTACGGGTGCGACGGGCCCTCAGGGTCCTCAGGGTATTCAGGGTGATGTTGGCCCTGTAGGACCGACTGGTGCGACGGGTCCTGCTGGCCCCGGCGTTCCTGTGGGTGGTACTGCTGGTCAGATTTTGACGAAGGTTGATAACACGGATTACAACACAACTTGGGGTGCGGCGCCCGCAACGAACCCGATTACGAATAGTGGTTTTGCGGCGATAGTAACGATGGACATAGGAGTATAGGATGGCTATTGGAGACAGGAACGAGGCTCGGCTTGGTGGCCCAATTCAGTTGGGTACGACCACGACCACAATTGTGACTGCTGCTACGGGTTATGCGGACATTATCAAGCAGATTGTGATTTGCAACACGGACACGGTTGATCGTACGGTTACTTTGTCGATTGGTTCTGCCGCTACTGCGGCGAACCGTTTGATGTCCAATTTGCCTATTGGCGCTAACGATACGGTGGTGTTTGATACGGCTCTTGTTCTTGCTGCAGGAGAAACTTTGCAAGGTTTGTCCGATACCGGGTCTAAGGTGACTGTTACGGCTATCGGCTGGGAGAAGCAGACGGCTTAGTCATGGGATTGGATTCTGCTTACGGCGCAGGCCAAATAAAAAGAACTACGGCCACATCAACGTCTAGGCCATCAAACCCTTTTGAGGGTCAGATGATCTATGAAACGGATACTGGTCTTATTTCTATTTACACAAACGGTGGATGGAATGGAACATTGGATCCACGTCCCGCACCAACATCATTTGAATATCTTGTTGTTGGTGGCGGTGGCGGAGGAGGCGGAGACCACAGCGGTGGCGGTGGTGGTGGGGAAGTAAAAACTGGCACCATATCAATCACAAAAGGAACTACGTACACGTTTACTGTTGGTGCGGGTGGTACTGGCGGTTTTGGAAGAAGTCAGGCTGGCCCATCAAACGGTGCTTCTTCGTCAATTGCCGCTACAGGTCTTACAACCATAACTTCGAGTGGTGGTGGCGCTGGAGGACGTTTCAGTAACGGTGGTGGAGCAACTGGCGCATCTGGAGGTGGAGGCGCTTCTTACGGAACTGGCGGACCGGGTGGATCTGCGTCTATTCGTGGAGTAACCGGGTATAACGGATCTGGAGGAAACAACTCTGGAGCAGGCGGTGGTGGTGGTTTCACATCCGACGGAGAGCAATCTGAGGGTGGTTACGGCTACACGACAAACTTTACTGGAACAACAACCAGTTATGCTGGTGGAGGTGGCGGTGCCGACAGGGCTGATGGTATTGGCCGTGATGGTGGTGGAAACGGCAATGCAACCGGTCAAATGAGCGCTGGTGCCGCCAATCGTGGTGGTGGCGGTGGTGGTAATACCTCGCTTCTGAACGGTAATGCTGGCGGGTCTGGTGTTGTTATTATTCGTCATCCAGCAAATCAAAAACCAACAACGGCATACACGGGTTCTCCAGTTGTAACTACTGCTGGAGGGTACATCATTTACACGTTTACTGGATCTGGAACAATTGTTTTCTGATGGCACATTTCGCTGAACTAGATCAAGACAACAACGTGCTTCGTGTTGTGTACGTGAATAACTCTGAATGTGTCGACGCTGATGGCGTCGAGCAAGAGTTTATTGGGGCTGCTTTTTGTTCAAAGATTTTTGGTGGTCGATGGATTCAGACAAGTTTCAGTAATTCTTTTAGAAGGATTTTTGCTGGTACCGGCTACAAGTATGACCCCGAAAAGGACATTTTTTTTGATCCTCTAGTTGGTGAATAATGGGTCGTTTTTTTACAGCGGTTGGAGATGACTACGTAATTTGCACATCAATAACCAGACCGGTTTTTCCATTTTTGGGTCAAATGATTTTTGAGACGGACACATCAAGTGTTCGTCTTTGGGACGGGTCTGGTTGGATTGCCAACTTTTTTGTTGGAACATTTTTTTCGGTTCAATATTTGGTCGTTGGTGGCGGTGGTGGTGGCGGAGGAGTCATCGGTGGCGGTGGAGGTGGGGGTGGATTTCTTGAAGGAACCATTGCCCTAACAAAAAATGTAAACCATACGGTTACTATTGGCGCTGGTGGGTCCGGTGGTTTTGCGTGGAACAGCACATCTCAGCGTGGAAACCCGGGGGGTGATTCCGTTCTTCATACAGTAACCGCTTTGGGCGGTGGCGCTGGTGGCGCCCACGCTGTAAACGACACTCGTGTCAATGGAACTACTGGAGGTTCTGGCGGCGGTGGAGGGCAGGGGGCTGGATCTACCGGTACTGTTGGTCAGGGCTTTGGTGGAGGAACCGGCGACGGGAATAATGGCGGCGGAGGCGGAGGTGCATCTGCCGACGGAGAAACACGTGTTGCCTCGGTTCGTGGAGGCAACGGTGGTGCCGGGAAAGAAAGTTCCATAACGGGAACAACCCTGTTTTACGCCGCTGGTGGCGGCGGAGGCACGAGAAGCGGCTACGGAGTTGGTGGAACTGGTGGCAGCAGTATCGGTGGTAATGGCGGCACAACCGACTTTTCAAAAACGGCAACAGATGGCGTTGCTAACAGAGGCGCTGGGGGTGGCGGTGGCGGTCACAACGGGAATAGCGCCGGAAACGTGCAGTCGGCCGGGAACGGTGGCTCCGGGATTGTGGTGGTCAGGTATCCGTCGAATTACCCGGAACTGAATGTGGGAAACGGTTTGACCTATAGTGTGAGCATTGTTTCAAATAACAGGGTTTACCAGTTTACGGCTGGCACAGGGACGGTTACTTTTTCATGACGATTAGCGCAACGAATCAGGGTTTGAGGCCGGGTGTTTGCACTTCTACCAATCGTCCATCAACGCCTTTTGACGGAATGTTGATTTATGAAACGGATACGGATCTTGTCCGTATTTGGAACGGAAGTTCGTGGGTTACGATAGGGTCAACTCCATACGCAACCGCTAGCGGCGGAACAGAATCAAACATTACGGCAAATAGCGTAAATTACAAACTTCACACATTCAATTCTTCTACAAACTTGACAATTAGTGTCGCCGGTTTTATCGATGTTCTTCTTGTCGGCGCAGGTGGAATGGGCGGCGGCATTGGGGTGTCTCAGGGCGGCGGTGGAGGTGGGGGAGATTTGTTTTTTGCTTACAGACAGTTTCTCCCTGCAGGAACTTATGCCGTAACAATTGGTGCAGGAAACAGCAGTCTTGGCCGTCAAGGTGGACCGACAAAGTTTGCTTCAGCGGAAAGTGGAATTGTTTTATTTATGGCTTTTGGTGGAGCGACTGGAAGTTATGGCGCTGGTGCAAATGCTTGGGGCGGAAGCGCCGGTGGGGGTGGCGTTTATGGCGGTGCTCAACCGGGTGGAATTGTCCAATGGGGTTATCACGGGAATACTGGAGGCACCGCATCGGGACCAAATGCCGGTGGTGGAGGAGGCGCTGGAACTGCAGCAAGTGGATTGACTGGTGGAAATGGTTTAGACATTTCTGCATGGCTTGGACAAAGCGCAAACACGACCATTCGTGGTGGAGGTGGTGCAGGAACCAGCGGAACCGCTGGCACCGGGACTGGGGCAAATAACACAGGTGGTGGCGGTAACGCAACATCTGGAACAAATGCTGGATGGTCTGGTGTTGCATACGTAAGGAGTGGACGATGATTGAAAAGGTTGCTGCAAAACTTGATGAAAACAATATTGTCCTAGAACTCATTGTTGGTGAAGCAGAATGGGCAACACAAATGCTTGGTGGGCGCTGGGTACAGGCATTTAGGGGAGATGAAACAAAAACATATCCAACTTTTGGCGATTTATGGGACGAACAAACAAATGATTTCATTCACAAAGAAACGGTGATTATCAATGCCTCTTAGTTCTGTTCTTGGTGCACAATCAGTTGTTCAACCCGGAGTATGTACAAGTTCGACACGTCCTGCCGTTCCGTACGAGGGTCAAACCATTTATGAGACCGATACTGATTTGGTTAGGTCTTGGAATGGTTCTTCGTGGGTGACAATTGGACCAACGAACACATCTGGATTTCAACCAACTATTCAGTCTGGGCAAGCCAATGTTGATACATCGCAAACAATTACGACTGGTGGTTATGGAGATTTGGCGACAGTACAAAGCGTGACACTTACGACTGGAACTAAGGCTTTAGTGTCTTTTGGCTTCTTTTTCACAAGACCTAGCCCAGAATCTACTGTATACATGAGTTTTGCTGTAACTGGTGCAACCAGCATTGGTGCTGGTTCATTTGACTTTATGGTTGCCAGAGGATACACGTATTCTCAGGCCGATATGTCAATTTCTCGTTCTGTTTTATTGACAAACCTTAATGCTGGTTCAAATACTTTTACGGCCAAGTTTGCTAGAGGTTCAACAAACTGTAATGCGTATGGAAGAAGTTTTTCGGTGGTGGCACTGTGATTGACCATCAAATCTACTTTGAAGCGTTGACAGAACTTGGCTACGAGTCGTTCTCTGTTGAATCAGATGGGACGGTTTGGACTGGAACATTTGACAACAAAACATTTGTCGATGCCGACTTGGTTAAGGCAAAAGTTGACGAAATCAAGGCAAGGAGCATCTAATGGCACTTTCAATCCCACACTCATTCGTAAACAACAGCGTTGCCGAAGCATCAGAAGTAAACGGCAACTTCACTGCCGTCAAGCAGTTTGTGGACGCCCTGCAAGATGGCACCGGTATTGACTCGAACGCTATTACCGGGGCAAAGATCGCCACCTCTGCTGTGACCGAAACAAAGATTGCTGGGCTTTCTGTCACCAGCGGCAAGATTGCCGATGGTGCGGTGACGACCACAAAGTTGGCTGCTGGTGCTGCTTCTGCTGGATTCAACAGCGCACAGAACGCCCAGACCGGGACAACCTACACGTTGGTGTTGTCGGACTTGGGCAAGTTGGTTGAACTAAATAACGATGCAGGAATTACACTCTCGGTGCCAACAAATAGTAGCGTTGCTTTTGCTGTTGGCGATCGTATCGACTTGCTCCAGACTGGTGCGGGTCAGGTGACTGTTGTTGGGGCCGTCGGAGTCACTTTGAACTCTGAAGGTTCTAAAACAAAGTTGGCTGGCCAATGGGCTGCCGCCACGCTTATCAAGCGGGCGACCGATACTTGGGTGCTTATCGGAAACATTGCTGCGTAATGATTCCCGGCATTGTTGCTTCAGCCGCAGGTGCTTTGGCTGGTTTTACTGATCCATTCACCGGCACAGGATCTCTAAACGCCCGATGGTCAAACACCTCGGGATCTTGGTCCGCCCTATCGGATGACGCCTATACGGCTACCGCCGCATCGTCGTACCCGCTGGCGTCGTTCAATGCGAACACAAACAACGTGTCGGTTCGTTCCGAATACGGGGTTGCCAATACGTTTGGCTGGGGTGTGGCGTTTTGGGTTGTTGACTCAAATAACTGGTGGGCTGCCGTGGTGGACCGCACCGAGTATTCGTGTCAGGTTGGTACGTCCAGCGGCTGTTGTGCTTGCGGTTCAGACCAATGCGGACCTGATGGCGGCTGTAACTGCTACTCCTGTGACGGTGGTGGGTGTATTGGGAACTGCACATTGGTGGCCAACTCGGGCACATGCTCATACCCGGTATACGGCACCTGTTACAACTACGTTTTGAGACTGTTGAAGCGTGAGGGTGGCACGGTCACAACCGTGTCCACCACGAACATTGCATCGGGCAACATTGGTGGCGGTTTGACGGTTGCCTACGTTCAGGCGGTTACTACGGAATCCTCGCAAATTACGGCCACAGCACAAATGTCCACCGGTGGCACGGTAGCCTCGGTTGTGCACACGCCGACTGGTCATACTCGTGCGAAGCGTCATGGTATGATTATTGCTCCGAGGACGACCGGCACTCAGGCCGACCGTATTGAAACATTCATCTACGCACCGCAATGAGGAACCAATGAGCGACACCCCTAATGATCTTGAAACTTTTGAGGTTTATGTTGACGGCGAATTTGCCGCCCACATCCAGTTGATGCCTCAAGCAGAGGCTCTTGTTGCGGCGTTCAAGTCGAACCCGACGATTGTGTGGGTGCAGCCAGAGTGAGTGCTTGGGCAGAGTACAGGAAGCGTGTCGGCGAGACACGCCCGTGGGACTTGCTGAATCCAAATGCTGAAAGGTCAAGCCAAGAGGAGGCTGATTCACGTTTTGATAAATGCAAGTCATGCGACCGATTCATCAAGTTGACAAGTCAATGCAAAGAATGCGGTTGTGTAATGATCGGTAAAGTAAAACTAAAAGCGGCTACCTGTCCGCTTGGAAAGTGGTGATATGAAGAAGGAACATGTTGAGATGCTGAAGTCTTGGGCCAAGGTGTTTGGTGCCGGAGTTGTGGCTTTGGCTATTTCTGGTGAGCGTGACGTTTGGGCGCTTGCTGCCGCTGGTTTGGCCGCCGTGCTGCCGGTCATCTACAACTTCCTTGATCCCAAGGATGTTCGGTACGGCAAGGTTGCCAAGCCGGTAAAGAAAGCCGCCAAGAAAGCGGCCCCACGAAAGAAGGTGAAGTAATGCCAAAGGTAGGTAAGAAGGAGTTCCCGTACACAAAGGCCGGAATGGCTGCTGCTGCGGAAGCAAAGAAGAAGGCAAAGAAGAAGGCCAAAAAGAAGTAAACATGGAATTGACAGACCTGCTCAATGAGCGGGAATGGCGTAAATGCAAAGGTAGAGAGGGCGCTTCACCAGAAGAACTGGTTGAGGCGTTCTCTCACTTTTGTTCTACCTACTGGACTATTCGCCACCCGGAACGTGGGCGTATAAAGTTTGAGTTGCGTGAGGCACAGCAGGAGACCGCACGTGTTTGGATTGAGGAGCGATACAGCATCGTGCTCAAGGCACGACAGATCGGTTTTTCGACGCTGGCTGCAGCGTTTGTGTTTTGGGAGTCGTTCTTTTGGGGCGACAGATTCACGGTCATGCTTTCACGCACAGAACGAGAGGCAGCGAAGTTGCTGCAGAAAACTAAATACGGGTACAAGATGCTTCCACCGTGGATGCGTGTTCGTGGACCGGAATTGCTTTCAGACCACCAGTTGAAGATGGTGTTTGCAAACGACTCGTCTATCGAGTCTTTGCCATCGGGCAACGACCCAGCCCGAGGTGAATCGGTGTATCGGGTTGTGATTGACGAAATGGCGTTCTTGCCCAACGCCGAAGAAGCGTGGGCATCAATCGAGCCCATTGCAGACGTTGGTGGTCGTGTTATATGCCTCAGCACCGCAAACGGCGAAGGCAACATCTTCCACCAATTGTGGGTGGGGTCGCAGACCGCTACCAACCGGTTCAAGGGAATTTTTTTCCCGTGGTCGGCTGGAGACCGTGACGATGCTTGGTACGAGACCAAGAAGCGTGACCTGCCTGACTGGCAGTTGGCGCAAGAGTACCCGTCCGACCCGGACGAAGCGTTCATCCGCTCGGGCCGACCTGTGTTCGATCTGGACGTCCTTAGGGAGATCAATCCGCTCGAACCAGAGCGTGGGTACCTGAAGCCGGGGTTGGGGCGTAACTCGTATTCGTTTGTGAACGACGGTGGGGAGTTGGCTATTTGGGATTTCCCGGAGATAAACGAGGCGTACGTCGTCGGAGCCGACGTCGCCGAAGGTTTAGGGCATGGTGACTTCAGTTCTGCACACGTTATTTCGGCGGACACAGGCATGATTGTGGCCCATTGGCATGGGCATATTGACCCAGACCTGTTCGGAGAAACGGTGTTGATGTACTTGGGGTATTTCTTCAACCACGCTCTAGTTGGCGTGGAGTCCAACAACCACGGTTTGACCACCCTAAAGGCCCTGCAGAGAGTTGGCTATCAGAATATTTACCGTCAGCGCAAGATGAACCACGTGTCGCCCAAGGCGAGCGAGACTATGGGTTGGAGAACAACCAGCGTGTCCAAGCCGCTGGCTATCGACGAACTAAATGCATCGATCCGGGACGAGTCTTTGGCCTTGTTTTGCAAGAATACGATCGGAGAGTTGCGGACGTTCGTGAGAGACCCCAATGGCAAGATGCACGGCTCCCCACACGACGACCGGGTGATGTCGCTGGCCATTGCGAACCAGATGCTCAAGTATGTTTGGATGCCTGAATACCGCAAGGATTTGCCCCCCAAGAGGAACTCGCTGCAATGGTGGGAGCGGTTCATTATCAAGGAAGAGAAGGGTTCTCGTATCCCCATTGGGGCCTATAACACGGTCGAGTAACGATTCCGGGGTCTATTGATGAGAAAATTCACCTGTATCCATTGTAATCGTGACTTTCTTGACGAGGAATTGCCTCGTCGGGGGGAAGTTTGTTTCAAGTGCCATGTCAAAACAATACGTTTGGGTTTCACTTATGGCCAAGAGGATTTTCATGGCCCGACTATCCGAGAGCGTCAAAGGCAGACGGTCGAGCAAGCCAAGATCAACGGGTACAACGCTGAACCCGTGACCAATTGGATGTAATGCTGTGGAATGGCTGGTCCCTATTGTCGTTGCTGTAATCACGGGGCCAGTCGTGGTGGTACTGCAAAAACTTCGTAAGGAAAACACCGATCAACACGCTCACAACACAATTCTGTTGAAGCACATTGGCAACAAGGTTGACAGAATCGGCAGCAAGTTGGATAAGCACATTGGTTGGCATGAAGCACAGGAAGAGGTCGAATAGTGGCACGTACGTCTAACAGGGAATTGATCACCCGGTACCGCAACAAGATCGAGCAATCTAAGCGGTGGCGTCGTGAAGAAAACTACGACGACCTCTGGGAACGAATGATCAACCTGTACCGTGGAAAGCATTATCGCACCACAAGCGAAGAAGATCGCTTGTTGGTAAACATTGCTTTTGCAACCATCAACGTGATTTCTCCGAGCGTTTCGGTGAATCACCCGAAGATTACGGTGAATGCAAAGAAGTACGACGATGCCGACCGTGCGGTTGTAACTGAAGCGATTGTGAACTACTGGTGGCGTCACTATGACTGTCAGCGTGATTTTCGTCGTGCGGTCAAGGACATGCTTGTGCTCGGTCACGGATGGATAAAGACTGGCTACCGTTTTGTTGAGCGGAGCGAAGGCGAGTACGAGTTTTCTGATGATTTGGCATCCACGGCACCGGAGTCAATCACGGAGACAGAAATCAAGATTACCGAGGACCGCCCCTTCGTTGAGCGCATCTCCCCCTTTGATGTGTTCGTTGATCCGGACGCAACTTCTATTAGCGACATGCGTTGGATTGCTCAGCGTTTGCGCCGTCCGCTTCAGGATGTGAAGCGTGACAAGCGATACAACTCGGTTGCACGTTCGGAGGCTGCACCGTCACATTATTCGAAGTGGGGCGTCGACGATAAGCGTCGAGCCCGCAACAGTTACGACGAGCAAGACGCCTACGTTGAGGTTTGGGAGTTTTACGACATCGAGCGCAACAAGATGTCGGTGTTCTGCGACGGTGGAGAGAAGTTTCTTGTAAGCCCGTTTGAGATCCCGTTTGCCTTCGGACACCCGTTTGTTATGCTCCGCAACTACGACATCCCGGAGCACTTCTACCCGATGGGCGAACTGGAAGCAATTGAGCCGCTGCAGTTAGAGTTGAACGAAACACGTTCGCAGATGATGAACCACCGCAAGCGGTTCTCTCGCAAGTGGCTGTTCAAGGAAGCGGCGTTCGACGCTGATGGTCGAAGCGCACTTGAGTCCGATGAGGACAACGTGATGGTTCCCGTTATTTCGGAAGATGGGCTCGGCAACGTGGTGGCACCAATGCCTGCGGTAATCAGCCCACCCGAGTTTTACAACCAGTCGACCTTGATCTCGTCTGACATTGACCGTGTGTCGGGTGTCTCGGAGTATATGCGTGGAGCCTTGCCAGAGATTCGCCGTACGGCCACAGAAGCGGCGATCGCTCAGGATGCCGCCAATGCCCGTGCTTCGGACAAGTTGGCTGCCATTGAGCGCACCATCGCCGATTGTGCCCGTCGTCTTGTGATGCTGGCACAGCAGTACATGACCGGCGAGCAGGTGATTCGGATCATCGGCGAGTCGGATGTTCCGGCTTGGGTGAACTTTGACCGTGACTATGTGACGGGCGAGTTTGACTTTGAGGTTGAGGGTGGCTCGACTGCCCCGGTGAACGAGTCGTTCCGTCGCCAAATGGCCCTGCAGGTTGTGGACGCCATGGCTCCGTTTGCTGGTCAAGGCATCATTGACATGCCGAAGTTGGCCAACTACGTGCTTCAGTACGGGTTTGGTATCAAGAATGCTGCATCGTTCGTTATGCCGATGCCTCAGATGCCGATGGGCCCCGAGGGGGCTCCAGCGGCTCCACAGGGCGGTATGCCGCCTCAGATGGCCCCTGCTGGGCCTCCGGCTGGCATGGAGGGTCTGCCTACGGGTGGCATGCCATTGCCCACAAATATTCCGCCAGAGATTCTGGCTCAGTTGTTGGCATCGGGTGCACCGCTGCCTAACACGCAGTTACCGCCAGAAGGCATGTAACGAAGAAACCCACTAAATAGAGCAACCCTTGGAGGACTCTGATAATGAGTGACATTGATAGCAACGAGGTTCTGGTCGAAGAGACCCCGGTCGGAGAACTGGGACAATCTCAAGAGGTACAGGACGCAGTTGACGCCCTCACGGATGAACAGATTGAACTGCTTCCCGTTGATGAGTTTGGTGACAAGTATGTTGCCGTAACCGTTGATGGCGAGGAGGTTCGTGTTCCTCTGAAAGAGGCGCTCTCTGGATACCAGCGTCAGGCGGACTATACCCGCAAGACGCAGGAACTCAGCGAGCAACGGCGACAGGCACAGTTTGGTGTGGCGCTGCAGGAAGCCCTGCAGAAGAACCCGAAGGAAACCTTGGACCTGCTTACACAGCATTACGGTCTGGCACAGCAAGCCGCTTCGGAAGAAGAGGAACTGTACATGGACCCGGTTGAAAAGCAGTACCGACAGTTGGAACAGCGAGTTCAAGCCTTTGAACAACAGAAGGCAATGGACGAGTTGGAACGGACTGTCAAGTCGCTGGAACAGCGGTACGGTTCTGATTTTGACGCTAACGAGGTCGTCGCCAAGGCTTTGGCCATTGGCTCCACCGATCTTGAAGCCGTCTACAAGCAGATCGCTTTTGACAAGGTATTTGAAGAGGCTCGTGCAGTTCGCCAGATTCGTGAGAAGAAGGCGGGCGAAACACAGCAGATCACAGATGCTAAGCGTCAAGCGGCGGTTGCGAGTGGCGGTTCTTCGGCGTCAAGCGCAGATGTGTCCGCTAGACCCATCACATCGTTGCGAGACGCTTGGGATGCCGCCAAACGGCAGATCGACGTCTAGCACTCTTACTAAGGAGTAATTCATGGCAAACCCAAACTTTGACACCCTTCTGTCAACGACGCTTGCGAACTACCGCAAGCAGTTGACGGACAACGTGTTTACCGCACGTCCGCTGACCTATTTCCTCATGGACAAGGGTCGTATCCGTATGCTCAACGGTGGTACCAAGATCGTTGAGCCCCTCATCTACGGCCAGAACAGCACGGTCGCTTCGTACTCAGGTTACGACACGATTTCGCTGACCGCTCAAAGCGGTATTTCGGCTGCCGAGTACGACTGGAAGCAGTACGCTGCATCCATCGCCATCTCGGGTATCGAAGAGGCGAAGAACAACGGTGAGCAGGAAGTTATCAACCTGCTCGAAGCCAAGATCATGCAGGCTGAAGAGTCGATGCGTGAAGGCTTTAACCAGATGTTCTTCGGTGACGGTACGGGCAACAGCGGCAAGAACTGGAACGGCCTCGGCAACATCGTCGAAGCCTCCGGTACTGTCGGTGGAATCAACCGTGCAACCGCAGGAAACGAATACTGGCGTTCGTACGAGGAGAACACCGCTGGTGCTTTGACCCTCGCACAGATGGCCACGGCGTACAACAGCGTTTCGGTGGGCAACGACCACCCGGACATGGTGCTCACGACCCAGACTCTCTTCGAGAAGTATGAGTCGCTGCTCCAGCCGCAGTTGCGCTACACGGACACCAAGACTGCAGATGCTGGATTCCAGAACCTGCTGTTCAAGGCTGCACCGGTGGTGTACGACACGCATTGCACCGCTGGCGTTGTGTACTTCCTCAACAGCAAGTACCTGTCGCTGGTTGGTCACTCGGACAAGTGGTTCGCTCAGACGGAGTTTGTCCGTCCGGAGAACCTCGACGCCCGTTATGCGTTGATCATGTGCTACGGCAACCTGACCGTTCGCAACGCTGCGAAGCAGGGCAAGTTGACCGCCAAGACCGCCTAAGGTCAAGGCTAGGAACTGGGCCGGGGTCCTTCGGGGCCCCGGCTCTTTCTGTTTTCAGGTAACAAACGACTCTAAAGGGTGATGATGAAAAACGCTGTCCCTGCCCACACCCTGTACGGAGCCCCGGTTACTGGGCAACGTCTAGCCCATACCGATGGTGCCCGAATAGCGGCGGCTTCTGCGCCGTATATCGGGCGTAACCGTTGCATCGCCAACGATGACACTTGTGAAGGCCCGAAGGCTAAGGGAACCGACTATTGCGTTGGCCATTTGCGGTCTAAGAAGGAAATCTAGTGGCAATAACGCTGAATCAATTGCGGACACAGGTTCGCAACATGGTTGACTTGGATGAGGTCGATTTGCCGAACTCGGTGATTGACCAGTTCGCCAAGGAAGGGTTCCAGCGCATTTATAGCCTTGAGCGCCGCTGGCCTTATTTGCAGAAGAGTTACGCTTTGCGTACGGTCGCTAATCAGCGAGCGTACAACATCGAGAACATCGGTGACATTCGTGAGATTATTTCGGTTGTTGATACCAGCGACTCGGGGAGTCGTCTTACGTTGATTTCGTATGACAATGCCGAGGATGTTTGGCTTGGAAACACGGACACGCCGTCACGGCCCTATTTCTTTTCTATTTGGGAGGACAAGATCCATTTCTTCCCAAAGCCCGACACCCAGTATGTGTTGACTGTTCGTGCATACCGCAACCCGGTATACACGTGGCTGGATAACCCAGAAGAAACAATCGACATTGACGAGTGGTTTCATGGGATTTTGCCTTACTTTGTGATTGCCCGTGTGTATCAGCGACAGGAGGATTCGGACCTGTCGAACATGTATATGCGTTCGTTTGAAGAGGGTGTTGGTTTGGCACGTCGGGATTTGATGAAGGCGTCAAGTGCGCAGCCTGTGATCATGTCGTCGGGCCGCAGGTACCCGACGATGCGTCGCTGGCTTCAGACTCTTGGTGAGACTCTTGGACAATGAGCAACGTCTCGATCGAACGATACGATGATTTTACTGGTGGCCTGAACCTTCGAGCAGACCAGTTTCAGTTGGAGCGCAACGAATCTCCAGACATGTTGAATGTGGAGATTGATCCACGTGGCGGATTGTTTACCCGTGGTGCTATGCGTGAAATCAACACTACCGATATCGGTGCTGGTGATTGGCACCCGGACAAGTTGTTTCCGTTTCAAGGTGAGTCCCCAAGGTTGATGCTTGCTGCAAACAGCCGTGTGTACCATTCGAGTGGTTCAAACTTTACGGAACTTCAACTGTCTGCCGGGGTGCCGGTCACATCGTCTACAACCCACGGTGCCTGCATGGCTCAATGGGGCAAGTATCTGTACATGACCTCGGGTCAGTCTGGCAACGGTGGATACGTTTGGAATACCGCTTCTACGTATGCGACTGCTTTGACGGCATCGGGCGTAAGCCCGAATGCGTGGCAGGCTTCACCAGATCCGTCTGCACACAAGATGCCAACCGCAGAGCATGTTCTGGTTCACGCAAATAAGATGTTTGTTGCGGACACAACCGAAGCAAGCGTTCGATATCCGAACCGTGTTCGGTTCTCGTTGGAAGCAATCCCGGACAACTGGGATGAGGACGACTACTTTGACTTTGAGTCTGGTGGAGATGGCATTACGGGTTTGGCGTCTGTGGGCGGTCAATTGATTGTGTTCAAAAAGAACGCAATCTTTGTCGTCTACGGGTACACCCGTGACGACTTCCAGATTGTACAGTTGTCGGCAAAGTTGGGTGCAATGTCTCACGATCACATTGCTGTGTCGGAAACCGGTGTGTACTTTTACTCTCACCCACAGGGTTTGCACTATTACAACGGGACAAACATCTTTGATGTGTTTACTAATCTTAGGCCGATGTACCCGGAGGGCTACATTAACTCTGCGGCAGACGACAAGATTTATGTGTCGTACGTGAACCGTCGTGTATGGGTTTCGCTTCCGTTCTCTCGCACATCGCTTGAGTCGGTTCCGACGTGGGCTTTTGTGTTCGATCCGTCCATTGGCGATGGTTCGTGGGTTGCTTTCAGGTCTGCCGACGGCTATGCGCCGGTCGGCGGATGCGACTTCACTAACTCTGATGGTGTCACTAGGCACTACATGGTTCACCCCACGCTGAAGCGTGTGCTGCAGGTTGACATGTACACGGAAGAACTTGACCGGATCAATGGTCAGGATGTTGGGTTTCAGTCTTATTATCGGACTGGCTGGGTCGACGGTCGGACGTATTCGACACGGAAGATGTGGCGTCGCCCGGACTTTGTTGTGAAGCAGGTAGACACCAGTCGGTTGGTGAACGTGAGGGTGTTCCACAACTTTGAGGAAGCCCCCGGTAACGAGCGCAAGAACTTCAATTTGGCGCTCCCTGCTTCATCTTCTGGAATGCTTTGGGGTTACGGTCTATGGGGTCAAGACAACTGGGGTCTTGTTGCGCAGGGCGCACAAGTTATCAAAGGTTCGAATCTTGGACTCGCTAGGGCGGTCCAGATTCTGTTTACTGGTCCCGTTGGTGGTTATTGGGGTATTGACAGCATCACCTATAAGTACAACGACAGGAAGGTGACGGGATGAGGCGTGAAGAACTGTCTATCCCTGCGATCACAAACTTGCGGTCGGAGGACGCTACGGCGATCCGTGCGATTGTGTCTGCGTTGACTCGGGAGATTTACGAGTTGCGTCTTGAGGTTGACATTTTGAAGAGCGAACAGCAGGAAAGAACGTACAGAAACATGATGAGCCGAGGGAGAAGGTAATGGCGTACGATCCGAGCATGTATGAGGCTCGTCGGCGTGGGTTGATGCAAAACTATGCCGCCGAAGGCGCAATGAATGCGTACCAACAGTTTGTGTCACAGCAACGTGGTCAACGCAACGTCGCAGATTTGACCCGTGAGTACGAGAAGTCCGCCCCCCGTCTTGTGGGCGCATATTCTCGTCGTAATCTTGTTGGTCCGGGTATGCGCTCGGGTATTACTACCCGTGCGCTTCAGGAGTTTGCGCAGCAGCGTATTCGTCAGCAGGCTGATTTGGAACGCCAGTTGCAGGAGTCGGCGTTTGGTTACGACTTGGCTGAGAGGCGTCGTCAAGAGATGTTCCAGTCTGCGTTGTCGGATTTGGAAGCGGAGAAGGCACGGGAAATTGCCCAGAGTGCACGTGACATTCTGGCCTACAGAGCAGGAGCATTGTAATGTCTACAGGTGTTCAGATTTACGATCCGAAGGAACGGTTTGCGGAGCAGGTTCGCAATAAGATCAAGTTGGTTGGGCCATCGTATTTTGATACGGGTATGACGCCAGCGGAACAGGCTGCGTATCAGCAGACTCTTACGGCTGCGGGCCCGCTGTATTCGGCTGGTATGTCGCCAGAGATGCGTGACTACTTTTATCCGAATGCTGAGGCTGATGCCGCTTCGGCTGGAAGCAACATCGACATTGCCAATCCGTATGCAGGTTTGAACTTTGGTGGAACGGGTACTGGAGTGTCTGCTAGCGATCAGTTGGCTGCACGGAAGTATCGTGACGAACGTGCTGATCGTGCTGCTCAGCAAAGCGCTATTCAAAACTATTTGGCGAGTGGCGGTGTTAATGCTGGGTATGACCGGTTGGCTGGTGCTTTGGCTCAGATTGCTGGCGCAGAGCGTGGCGACGTGGAGTCGTCTTACGCCCGTGCGCTTCAGGGCATTGAGGGCGGCTATGGCGAGGCACAGCGTCTTACGGGTGAGGGTTACGACGAGTTGGTGAACTATCTGGCTCGCACAGCAAGCAACCCTTACGCCGGGATGCAGGTTCAGGCTGGTCTGACGACCAACCCGATGGAGCAGTTCTTGCAGGCTTACGGTGCCGCTGGCCCCGAGGTTCAGGCACAGGTGGCGGCAGAGCAGGCTTCCCGTGAGGGTGGTGCTGCGGCGTTCCGTAATCTGGTTGACATTCTGTCTGGGGCTTCTGGGGAGGCTCAGACGTCTCGTCAGCGGGAGGCTCAGATGGCTCGTAATTTGGCGACCACAACGCTGGGGCAGCAGAGGGCTGGGATGTTGTCTCAGGCTGAGGTTGCCCGCCAGCAGGCTTTGTCGGCTATCGCTCAGCGTGACGCCGAACGTCAGTTTGCCCAGCAGACGGCACAGTTGCAGGCGCAGAAGCAGTTGGAGCAGTTGTTGTTGGAGTTGGGTGTTACCCCGGCCCGTCAGGCTGTTTCGGCTTCGGCTGCGGTGCGTGGTTCCGACCCGGCTCAGGATGTTCTTGAACTTCTGGGTATGGGCGGCTATACAGCGGCTGTGTAACAAAGGGAGCATTAGTTATGGCCGGAGAAAACGAACAGGGAACGGGCGCACAAGCGCCGTTTAGTCTAGACGCCCAAACCCTTTCAATTCTTGCGAGAATCTTGGGTAGCAAAAAGGGCGGGATTGATCTTTCAAATGTTTTGAACGACCCGTTTTTGTCGTTTGTGGCCGGAACCTATCAAGGCGAGCCACAGATGTCGGAGGGTGAGATTTACGCCCGTGAGGCTCCGACGCTGTTGTCTATTCAGGAGATGGAGCCCGAGGGTTCTTGGCGCAAGGTGGCCGCTGGACAGATTGCGTCGGGCATTCCTGCGTACCGTGTCAAGGAAGATTTGATTGCACAGTACAACGACAACCCGGAAGTTTTTGGTGCGTTGACGTCGAAGGAGGCGCTCTCGTTTGTGGACGAGATCGCTGCTGAGAATCAGAAGGCTCAGAACGCTATCTCGAAGCAGTTGGAGCAGAAGGACTACTTTCAGGAGCGTGGGTTGCCGAGTGCTCAGGCACGGTATTCGCCGGAGGATGTTGTTCGTTTGATGCCTGAGGCGTTTGCGGATATCGGCAATAAGATTGCGAATCCGCCAGCCGAGATTCAGGCGATGTTGAAGCGTATTCAGGATGCTGGTAAGGCTCCGGTGATGCGTGAGGATAAGCCTAAGACCGCTAAGACGGAGAAGGCTGCTGTTGTGCGTGAGCAGACCCGCAGGGCGACCACAGATCCGATTGCTGTTGCTGCTGTGACTAACGGTATTGCGAATCGTTATGGTGTTACTCAGGAACAGGTGCTGCGTCCGGATCGGAATGATCCGAAGCAGGTTCAGGCGAACAAGGCGTATCAGGATGAGATTGCTAGTTCTGCTCAGTTGGTTGGGGATTTGACTCAATCTGGCAGCGTTGATGTTCCTTGGAGGAAGATGCTGGGCGGTTTGGCTCGGGCTGCTGTGCCGGGTCTTGAGGGTTTGGTGACGTTGAAGAACATTGCGACGTATCGTCCGGAAACTCAGAGCGAAAAGATGGCCAAGCAGGAAACTGTTCCAACTCCGGCTGAAACCGGCAAGAAGATGGTTGTTAGCAAGTCTGCTACGGCGGCTCGCAACAAGTTGCTTGCCGACGTTGCTGGTGAGGTTAGCCGTATGCGTGGTGGTGAGGAGTACAACCGCCAGTATGCGGCGGCTCTCGCTAACACGTTGGCTGGACGTTTGGCTGAGTCGGGTCGCACACCTTTGGGTGATGCGATTGTACGTCAAGCATTAGCGGCACGAGCCTTTAGAAAGTAGGTTTGGTCAATGGCTGACCAGCAGAATCTTGATGCGGTACTGAATGCGCTGCGTCAGGCGGGCACAACCTCTAGAAGCGTAGAGCAAAATAAGCGGTACACTCCGGGGACTTCGCAGGCTGCTGCCGCTCGTCGAACAACGAATGACTTGCGTCTCGATGCTTTGCGTCGTGCTCCAGAGTTGGCAGACAAGATCAACGCTATTGCTGCCGGCAAGTCTGAGCCGCCGGGTGCGCTTGGCACGTTGGGGAAGGTACTTGTCGACAACCCGATCTCGAAGGTTGTGTTGGGTGGCTTGCAGACTATTGACTTGCCTCGCCGTGGGGTCATCTCTGCTGTGCGTGAACTCACCGATCTTGTTGATACCGACCCAGCGACGCAAGCGTCGTTTGGCGATTTCTTCAAGCAGGCCAAAGATGTGAACTACGGTTTCGGCACCGCCTTCCCTATGGAAGGCTGGGGCGGACGCATCGTTGGTTTTATTGGTGACGTTGCTCTTGACCCGATAACGTACGCCACGATTGGTGCCGCTGTGCCAGCAAAGGCGGTGGTAAAGGGCGGACTGTACGCAGGCAAGTCTCTTCGTGCAGCCTTGGGTGTCAAGACGTTGGCTGGCGCAGAGGGACGATTTGCTTTGGCTCGTCTCGCCAAGCAGATGGGTGCCACCGATGACATTGTGAAGAACATTGCTGCACGTGGCCGCACGGCTGTGCCTGCGGACATCGCCAACAACATGGGGCTTGGGCGTTCTGGTATCTACTACTTCGGTTCTCGTGTTCGTGTTCCGTTTACTGGCCCCATCGCCGATGCAATCGGCAAGGGGCTTGTAAAGACCCGTTTGGGTTTCTTCGATAGTTCTGTTGGCGAGAAGTTGGGTCGACAGTTTGCTTTGCGTGGTGCTAACGCTGCTACGGACACATCGGCGGAACGGTTTGCTCTTGCTACGGGCAAGGCTTCGCCGGAGCAGGCTGCCGCTTTTGTTGGCGAGTTTGCGGCACAGGACACTCTTCGTGCACAAAAGTCTTTTGCTATCGATCGTGCGGTGAAGTACATCCGACCGGTGTTTGAGGACCCGGAGATTGATGTTGCTGGCAAGAGTGTGTTCAGGTTGTTGGATACGCCGCAGTCGAAGTGGGCCGAGCAGGGCATTACGCCTACTGCCGCCGAACTTAGGGCGTACGAGAAGATCCGTCCGGTGCTTGAGCAGATGCACCGTGATGTGGAGGCGGCGCATAAGGCTATTGATCCAAGTTTTGAGGGGTTTGGTTTTATCGAGGATTACCTTCCGCACGTTGCGTCGAAGGAAGGTTTGGACATGATGAACGACCTCGCTTCGCCGTATGCGAAGCAGGTTCGCCAGTATCTCGAAGTAAACATGACGGACAATGCTGCTTCGTTTCGTTCACGAAATCTTCGTAAGGGTTCGGAGTGGTTCGGTCAGCCGTTGACGCAAAAGGATATTGATGGCGGTATTCAGCAGTTGAACAAACTGTTCCGGGAACGAACCGGGTTGAACTTTGATTTCTTTGAGACGGACATCAAGAAGATTCTTGACAGGTACACGGGTTACTACGGTCAGCAGATCGGTGTTGCCAAGTACATGGAAGAGTTGATGGCTCAGGATGGTTTGCGTATTGGTCGGATGGGCATCGAGTTCAACGATGAGATGTATCAGGCAACACGCAAGGCCGTAAAGACTGCTGCAAACAATGTAAGCATGTCGATGAACGACGCTTACACCAAGGGGCGTCAACTCGGCACGTTGTTGTCGCAGGCATTTGACTACACGACCCGTGCAAAGGCCACGAAGTCACGCCCGGTCGGACCGCTGGCTCAGACCGTCAAGGATGCAAAGAGCACCTTGAAGAGCATCCCGACCGCAGATGTGGCCGAGGCTCGGCTCACCTCTGCTCGTGCTTTGCTTGATGAGACGATCACAGACCTGCAGAACTCTTGGCGTCAGTTTGCGAATCAGTTTGAGGAGCAGTCTGAGATTCTTGAGATGTTGCAGTTGCAGCATCAGAACATGGTGAAAGCGCATCAGGATGTGCTCGACCAGATTGACTACATTGTTGTCAACTATCAGAATGAGATCAGCCCGACAGGTTTGACGACCATCAAGGGTGATGTGCTGAAGGCGAACATTGCTGGCGACTCGGCAAAGCCGAGGACGCTCGAAGAAGAGGTTATGAATCTGATGAACCAGATCGCAAACCTCGATGACGAGATTTCGACGATGGGTGCCAAGTGGGAAAACATTCTGATCGATCAGGACAGGTTCCTAAACGACTTCGATGGGTTTATGCTTGACCCACACGGGGCAAAGTCCGGTGGAAGCGGCGACCTGATCCTCGGCATCTTGAAGCCGTACGAAGATGGTAAAGAGTTTATTGGTGTGCGTCGCACCCGTGAAGCACGGGGCTTCGCACCGTGGGCTGGTGAGAATGTTGACCCGGCTGTTGCCGCCCTGCGCCGTGAGATTGACCCTAAGGGCAAGTTCAAGGCTTCGACACTTGAGAAGATGACAATGCAGGAGATCCGTGAGATTATAGGATCTGGATTCTCGTCGACATCTGATCTGAATGGCTTGCACAAGGCTGCGACGTTTTTGGTTGCCCGTGACACCGTACTGAATGGTGGAGTGCTTGCTACTGATCCGCAGTACATGGCTCGGTTGGACAAGTTGAAGAAGTTGGTGAAGAAGGCCGAGATTATTGACGATGAGATCAAGGGTGCTAAGACAACTTCTACGAAGATTGAACGTGCAGCGGGTGCTGCCCGTGGGCAGGCAGACGAAACAGTAACGCAACTTCAGGCGAAGAACGATGAGTTGCTTCGTGAGTTGAATGAGATTGACAACCAGATTGAGACGGTTGGTTTTCTTGGTGGTGAGGCGGATGATTTGCGAGCACAGGCTGCAAACCTTGAGAAAGAGTTTGCTTCTGTCAACCGCAGGTTGAACGAGGCCATCAAGAGCCGTGACAGCGGTTTGTCTAAGTTGACCGACGTTGAGCGTGAAGCAGTAGAGACGGTTATCGGCGGGTCGTACCGTGAGTTTGCCGAAGAGTTTGCCGAGGCTGTGTCCGAGTATTACCTGCATTCGCAGGTGAGCATGCAGTTCCGTCGGCAGGTTGCTGCCGCCGCAGATTATGGTCTTGTTCCAACCGAAGAGATGTATAACCGTCTGGTTGCGACCACAGCGAAGTATGACCTTGAGATTGCGGATGGTTTTGTTCAGGACGTAGCGGAAGCCGAGGGTGTTTTGGTGGGGCTTCGTGATCGTGTAATGGCGTACAAGGGTCGTGACAAGAACGCTTTCCTTTTGAACGAACTGATGTCCGTGTTTAATGATCCAACCCGTGTCGCCGAAGCGCAGTCGCTTCGTGCGACGTTCCCAGAGATCGAGGCCGTGGTTATGAAAACCCGTGACTCGATGCGGTCTGGTCGTGCGTTCTTCAGCGTTGAGGGTGGGTACGAGGTTGCTTTCAACTCCGCCAAGATGATGGAAGAGTTTGGTCTGGTAGCAGACTTTGGCGCAGAAACCGGACGTCGTATTACCCGTGGTGCCCGTGCCGTGTCGATGGACGGTAGGTTTACCGCTGACGAAGTACAGAACCTTTCGATTCGTCAGATTGGTTCACGTGAGTCCCAAGCCGCTCGCATGGATTCGATTGCCTCGCAGGTGAATGCCAACATCAAGAAGTTGCGTAACTTTGCCGATAGTGGCAAAGCAACGCCAGAGCAGATTGAGCGGATCAACTTCCTTGACCGCCAATACAACGCCGTCAAGTCGACCGTCAAGGAGCGTAGCGACGAGGCGAAGAGGGCTATTGCTCGTATCAGCGACAGCAAGAACACACGCACAAACGAGACGGTGCTGAAGAACATCGTTCGCATGGGTGACGCATACGGCATTGCCGGGTCGTTGCAATCTGCGTTGCGTGGTGGCCCCACCTCTGTGGACGCATTCTTTGCCGACTTGCTGGGTGGCGTGAAGTTCGACGTGCGTCAGGGTTACACGACGGTGAAGCGTCAGGGCAACAAGTTGCGTCAGGTTGATCCGAAGATTGCACGGTTTGCCAACTACACGGAGGATGCGCTTGGTCGCCGTGTCGACATGAATGGTCGACTCGTCAACCGTGCCCACGAACTTGTGGACGAAAACGGCAACCTCGTGAACGAAGCAGGCCAGTTGCTTGCAGAGGGTGCCACCCCGGTAAAGGGTTCACGTTCGACACGTCCTACGGTCACGATCGATAAGGATCGTTCGGTGTTGGGCAAGGTCAAGCAGACTGCAAAGTCTCGTTTGATGCGGCTGCAATCAATCTCCGACGATATTGAGTTCATTCCTGCCGATCAGGTGATGCGTGGAACGATCACCGATTCCGGCAATACGACGTTCTCGTTTGCCGACAACATTTACGGTCCGAGGGCGTACGCCAATCAGTTGGAGTTGGCAATCGATGTGCTTGATGACAAGATCAAGGAAGCAGACCGTCTTGCCAAGCAGGTTGGGAAGAAGGAAAAAGAACTGGCGGATGTTGCCGCCAAGAAGTCTGGTCCGACGCCGCTGCAGGCCAAAGCCGTGCAGGCGGCTCGCCGTGAGGCTCGGGCTGCGGTAAAGAGGCTTGATGAACTCACGGGTGGTGAGGTGCATCTTCGAGCGGTTGAGCGTCAAAGGTTCCATGACTTTTTGGTGCAGTTGGCTTCGTTTGATGCGAACACAATCGGGAATGTCAACTGGCGTTTGACGAACCTTGATGCCGGTATCCCTGTGACCCGTGGCGAGATTCTGAATGTGAACTCGTTCCACATCAAGCGTGTCGAGCAGAATATTCGTTCTCTTCGTGATCAGGCTTCTTCGATTCAGCGTAAGTTGAATCCTCCTCGCCGTTTGCGTCCGGAGACGTTTGATCGCAACACTCGTCAGCGTATGACGATGTTGCAGGGACAGTTGTCGCATATCAATCAGCAGATTGCCGAGCATGATGCCGACCTGTTGAAACTGCGTACACAGTTGGCTGCGGCTGAGGGTCGTATCAAGGCTCCGAATGATTTCCGGTTTACCCGTGACGAGTTCAACTCGTTGTGGTCTAAGCGTTTGTCGAATGGTGAACTGAGTGCCAAGTATTCCGAGTACACCGAACTTCAACGTCAGTTGAACGCTCGTGTTGGACAGAAGTCAAGTGCCACGTATGCGAACTGGACTCCAGAGCGTGTTGCGGATAACAACGCCAAAATTGCAGAGATAACCACAAAGATGCAGGAGATTGAGTCGATCATCAACGAGGAGCGTTTGCGTGACTCGGCGTTGAAGAAGGCCAAGTTCCTGTTCGATAACTTTGAGTCTCAGGAATATCAGGTAAACAACACGCTTGCTAAGACGCAGACCCGTGCGGTCCCGGGTACCGCCCGTGTGTTCCCTGTTGAGTCTGCTGGCATTCTTGATACTGCAGCCAAGCGTTCTGTGCGTGAGGTTACTGGCCGTGAGTATCGCACCGCAGATGATGCGTTGCGAGTGTTTGCTCAGGGCAAGAAGAAGGATGTGTCGTTCAAGATTTCTTCTCGCCGTAAGTTGCTGTCCTCGGAGTTTGAGTCCAGCCCGGAAGGTTTGCACCTGAAGGAAGTTGCCGAGGCGCAGGCCAAGGTTCAGTCCGATATCAACTCTCGTCCGAACTGGGCTGAGAAGGGCGCTAGGTTGCGAGCACAGAAGAGGCAGATCCTCAGGGAGATCGCTGACAAGCGTGGCGAGATCAAGGAACTTGAGATTGGTCGAACGGTGTCGGATATTCAGGACATCATCAGCAAGGCTTCTGGTGTTACCGGCAAGCCGCTGCCCAAGGTCAAGGGGGCGGACGTTGCCGGGGCACGTGCCGCAAAAACGGCGCTCGAGGGTCAGATTACCGAGACTCGTGGTAGCCGCAAATACTTCAAGATATCTGAGGAGTTGTTCGGTACGGCTGAGGCGTTCAATCTGAACGGCCTCACCGAAAAGCAGTTGCGGATGCGTGATCTTGTTCAGCAGTTGAACAAGTTGGAGTTCGACATTCTGTCTGAGCGTACCGCACAGCAGGAGGCGATTGAGGCTGTTCAGGCTTTGTCAAAGATTAGTGACCGTCAGGCTGCAGCCCTAGGTTTGCCAAGCACATCGAAGATTCGTGAGCAGTTGAGTCTTGCCAAGCAACTTGAGAAGCAAATGGTTACTGTTGATCGTGCTCGAACCGCAATGGATGCCGCAGAGAAGAAAGTTATGGACAAGTGGGCTGTGTTGAATGAGGCCGTGACAAAAGCCAAGAGCATGTTTGACTTGTCCACCACGGTCAGGGTTGATGCTGAAAAGAGTCTTGAGGATGCGCTCAAGCAGATTGAGACTGTGCGTGAACTTGCGAAGAAGAACACGCAGATTCGCAATGGTATCAAGAAGAAGGATTTGGCTTGGACCGAGGAGATGGATGAGTTCTTGAATGAGACGGCATTCTTGATGCCGCTCATTGAAAAGACCGACCTTGAGAAACCGGTCAAAGATATGCTGACTGCGTATGTGAAGTCTCGTGGCGCAGCGCTTGAGGCCAAGGCTGCGCTCGATGTTGCCGAGCAGGAGAAGTTGATGCTGAAGGGCATCAAGGAGATGGTTGGCAAAGATCCGAAGGCTGCGATGCAGGCGATGGAGGCGGCACCTGTGGCGTCGTGGGCTGGTGCTGTCAACGTGGTGACTAACTTTGATGAGGGCTTTGTGCAGTTGAGTCGCTTCTATCCGAACATTGGTGTTCGCAAGGAGTTGGCTGAGATTGTTCAGAACGTGCACAGGGCGCAGGACCCGTTGATTGTGCGTGAACTCAGCAAGTTCTTGACTGGGTACACGAAGTTCTTCAAGGGTTATGCGACGCTCAGCCCCGGATTCCACATCCGTAACGCCATGTCGAACGGCTTCATGTTGTTTGCTGCTGGCGGAAACCCGAAGTATCTTGGCGAGGCGATGCAGTTCTCGAAGGGGTGGACTGCGGCCAGCCGTGCTGGCAAGCAGTTCGATGAATGGATCAAGACCGTGCCTGAGGCGAAGCGTCAGATGGTGCAGGATGCGATGCTGGCTGCCGCCGCATCTGGTGGCGGTATGACGGACGAAGCCCTCAAGGACGGTGCTTTGTGGGGCACTAAGACCAGCAAGAAGGTCGGTCAATGGCTTGAGCAGCACTCACGGTTTATGCTGGCGTACGACGGCGTCCGTAGCGGCATGGACATGAGCGCAGCGTCTGCCCGGGTGCGTCGCTTCTTGATCGACTACGAGAACGTGTCGAACGCAGACTTGCTGATGCGCCAGATCATGCCCTTCTGGATGTGGACGAGCCGTAACCTTCCGCTTCAGATTCAGAACATCTGGCTGAACCCACGCCCATATCAAATCTACGGTTCGATAAAGCGCAACCTTCGTGACGAGGAGAACGAGGTTGATGTCCCGGAGTGGATGCGTGAGATGGGTGCGTTCAAGTTGCCGTTCGGTCAAAACCTGTATGCGACACCCGACTTCGGTTTCAACCGAATCGGGCAGCAGGTCAACGAGTTGCGTGACCCAGCACGGTTTGCAGCAAACTTCAACCCGCTGATTCGTTTGCCGATTGAACTTGCTGGTGATCGCCAGTTGTACTCGAACCGTCCGTTCTCGGACGAGCCGGTCGAGATCAACGGCGGTGTTGCATCGGTTCTGCAACCGTTCTTGCAGATGCTTGGCTACGGTGAGACTGGGCCGACTGGCAAGAAGTTTGTGGACGACAGGGCTTACTACTTGATTCGTAGTCTTGTGCCGACGCTCTCGCAAGCGGAGCGTCTCATCCCATCCACCCCGGCGTATCAGGAGCGTGGCATTCTGAATCCGCTGCTTGGCTACACCGGTGTCCCGGTTCGCCAAGTGACACCGCAGATGCAGGAGAGCGAGAACATTCGTATGCAGGTGGCGATGCGTGAGTTGTTGAGAAACCAGAAGGTGCTTGAGGAGGGCAACTAATGAAACCGTACACAGGGAATAGCGATGTGCCTGCGAAGGGTTTGCGTCCGGGCACAAAGGAGTGGATCAATCAGGTGATCAACCTCAGCGATGGTGCGCTGTGGAATAACGGCGACTTTGGTGTTCGTGACATGAGGTCGAAAAGCGAACCGAGCGTTCACGGCTCGGGTCGTGCTGTCGACTTGAGTTACAGGAAGATGCCCACGAAGGGCAAGGCTAATGGTCGCAAGCATGCGGTTGATATCATGCGGATTCTTGTAGAGTTTGAGATGGAGATTGGTCTTGAGGCCATACTGGATTACTTCCCGAAACCGTGGGGTCGGGGCTGGAGGTGCGACCGTGGCGGTTGGTCACGTTACAAGCGCAAGACGATTAGTGGTGCGCCCGGTGGTGATTGGATACATTGTGAAATTTCTCCTGAGTTTGCGGATGACCCAAAGAAGGTGCGTGAAGGGTTTGCGAAGGTGCGGGCTGCTCTGGAGAATAGGAAAAGGCAGGCTGGCTGAGAAGCACGATGTCCAGCACCATCCCTGTCGGGATGTGTACTGGGTTACTGGTGGTGAGCATGTCGGGTACTTCGTCTGGCATGTACGACGAGACGAGCGTGACGTAACCCTGTAGGCAGTCCGGCCACAGAAAGCCGACGGACACAACGGTGGTTGCTGACGGGTCGTACTTTTCGATGTCTGTCCATCCGTTGTCGCCGTCAAAGGCGTCAAGCCAATGGATTGCTACGAGGGACCAAGGGCAGGTGGTTGCTTCATTCCGCATAGGGATCGATTCCATCTTCGTGAAGGTGTTCTTCGATTGTTTTGATGATCGACGAAAAAAACGAAGAGACTTTGAGCGACGCTTCGAAGTCACCCTTGACCGCCTTGCGCCAATACTGACACATTTCGATTGCCGACTGGTTGTCTGCCGTGAGTACGATGCTGAGGCC